GTACTCTTTATCTACGTGTTCTATCACAAAGTCGTTCACTTTGTCACGTAGTTTTTCATCACTTTCCATAATAGGTACAGTAGACGCAATCATCTTGCAGAAGTGCATGAGTTGATAATAGTCTTCATCACCCAGATTATTTTCGTCTGATGCGATGATTGAAATGTCTATCTCACCAGTCCACTGTGTGCCATCAGGCGACAGCGATGGACGTATTCGGATAACAAAGTCTTCTGGTATATACGCTTTCTCATGGTTCATTTACTTGCTCCTTTTCACTTTAGTGCCGCTAAACTTGATAAACTTAGGATGCTTGTTCTTACCCTTTTCTTTCAGCCATTCCTCAGGAATGATACGGTCGTAATAACTAAACCCAAACTTGATACACCACTCTGCATACGTAGACTTTGCTCCCTTACGTAGCTTGCGTCTGCTATTCTCAAACACAAAGCGTATATCAAGTGCTGGATGCTGTTTCTTAACGGCAAGGTGCTTACGTCTGTCAGCAGCAGTAAACATACCTTTAGTTTCAATGATAATGCCGTTAGACAGCACGAAGTCTGGTGTGTATGTTCGATAGGCTAGGTCTTCCCACTCTATCTTAACACACTCGTAGCCATAGTCAACCTTTAACTCTTTGAGTGCTTCAGCAATCTTGTGTTCAAGGCCACTACGATAACCATACTTACGTGCTGCTCTAAACTGTTTGAAATTAGGCGGCATTACCTAATGTTTCTCCACGTAAACCCTGAATAGCCCATAGCTTTCATCTCTTCACGTATCATAGCGTCTGCTTCGTTACGTGCTTCAATTGCGGCTCGTAGGCCAGCGGTACGCTGTTCACGATACTGTTTACGTAGTTCGGTGAGATGCTCTTCAGCCTGTTTAATCTCATCCAATAGTGTTTGCAAATCATCCTGCATCTTTATACTCCTCTTTCAGTTCAATGTACGACACCATCTTGGGTGTCTTGGCTTGTGACATAACTGCTGGTCTCTCCTGTATGTTAGGCCAACAGTCATAGCGATAGCGGCAGAATCCGCAATGAACATTAAGCACTTTGTTGCCTGTAGGTTTACCACGGAATGTTTCATCCTCAGGCTCATAGCAACGCTTAAATTCATTTTCTTCGACTATCTTGCAAGTCTCTTCTACCTTCGCTATTTCTGCATCTACATCAAGGCCAGTAGCAGGGGTGTACTTGAAGTCTCCTGTAGCCTTATTGACTACCCACCATCCACCTGCTTTTTTTCCTGATGCTTTGGCATATCCTGCAAGTTGCGCAACATATCCAAAGGAATCGTTGCTTGCCAGAGTGTCATAGGATTCAAATTTGTTTCCGTATGACCAGTTGGAAGCCGATTTAATATCATCAACTGCATTGCGTATGACAATATCATATGTCCCAGACACAGAAGTATCAGTGAGGTTAAGAGTAACCTTTTCACTATCTTCATATTCAACTCCTGCTTCTTTCAGAAGCCCTTTGAACACGGCCTCTACGATGTCTCCTATCATCATGTTCATGACGAATGTTGTAGGTGGGGGAACAGCCACTTCGGGTTTGTTCTTCTCGTACCAAAGCTGACAGGTAGCCCTGCCTATGTTTGACATGCGAAGAGTAAACTTATCTCGCTTGTTACCCCCACCAAACTGGCGGTGCAGTGCGTCCTTGATGTCGTTGGCTACTTGATTGATGGTTTCATCAGCCATAGTAGTCTTGCCTTTGACAGCATTATCAAGGTACTGGTGTACCGCCAGTTCAGCAGGATGGTGCATTAGGCTACGTCCTCATCAAACTCAATGTCAACGATAGATGCGCCAATGTCTGACTCATCTTCGTCCCTAAGCTGACGTGAACGCTCATCATATGCCCCAATGATGTACTCATTGTAGTTCTGCACCCAGTTAAGGAAGTCAGCAAACATGTCTTGCTCTTTCTGCGTTACATCAAGAACAGACGACACGTTCAACGACACGGTAGGTAGGTAGAACACTGCTCCTGTAGGAATCTTACGCTCTTCTGTATGCGCAGTAATCATGTGCTGTACAGGAAGGCGTTTCATCTTAGCAAGGTCGTTAAACGGCTTGCCTACAGTCTTAAATGCATCACGGTTATCTACTTCCCAGATAAATGCAGTCTCATCAAGGTCAACAGAGTTGCCTGAGGCATCTGTAGCATTGACCAGCTTAACTGTACCAAGCAGAACACGTACACGCTTAATCTGCTTAATCAGTTCCTGCGTCTTCTCAGGAAGAGACTTAAAGTCTTGGATATAACCAGCAGGTTTACCACAGTTAAAGCCACCATCGTTATCTTTCAAGTCGATGTTCAGATTATCTGCCATCACAGTCTTAACGTAACGGTTAGGTGTCTTATCATCACCTCGTACAAAACGCTTGTACATGTAGCGTTGTAGATACGGACGAATCTCCACAGAAGAGGCATAGTAGGTAGGCCCATCTGGAATCTCCAGCTTGTACGTGCCACCACTTACGACTTCCATGTTTACTTTCTTACCGCCTACATCACCTTCACCCATGATAGGTGAATGGTTAATACGCAGACGGGCGAGGGTGCTAGACTGCTTACGCTCACTAGAACCTTCATTAGCAATACCCATAGCCTTTGCCATAGCAGCATAGTTATTGGTATCAATAGTTACTAAGTCACTCATACTTTTACTCCTTCTTTCAGTTCAAGTTCGATAGTTATATCAGGATACATCCTTCGTGTCAAGCCAATTTGGGCCTATTTTTGCCTCTAAAAGCAGTGGTACATTAAATTGTATGCCCCATCTGGTCGTGATTAACTCAGGAAGAACTTGATTAGTCTCGTTTATCACGTCAATAACCTGTTTCTCTTCCTCTGGATGTACGTCGATAACAATACTGTCATGTACTGTGTTCACTATACACGACTTCATCGGCTTTAGCAACCTATCAATGTGCAAAAGCGCAATAGGTACAATGTCAGCTGTAGCAAACGACTGCACAGGATAGTTCTTTATCTGTGTGAAGTGCGACACTCTGCCATTGTGACCACGCCTTACATCAGGAAACGCAAACTCCCGACCTGATGGCGTAGTAATCTTGTTCTTGTTTAGAGCCTCTTTAGCCAGTTTGGTGTGCCATACCCCAATCCCTTCGTATTTCTTTGTGAAGTGCTGGTAGTACTCTGCTTCTGCTGGTGTACGTCCGTACCCTGTTGCTCCGTAGAGTGGTGCAAACGTGTGCGCTTTCGCAGTTTGTCTATCCGTCTGTTGACCAGCATCAGTAATAACTTTAGCGGTATATGCGTGTACATCAAACCCAGTAGATACTTCTTCAATTGCAACTCCATCCTGTGATAGGAATGCGGCAGTACGAAACTCAAGCTGTGCAAAGTCAGCCTCAAGTATCTTGCCACCATCCCAGCGTGATACGAATACTTTTTTGACAGGGAATGTTCCCCCACGTGGCATGTTCTGCATGTTTGGGTCAGCACCAGAGAACCTGCCTGTTGCGGTACGGTGCTGAAGCAAACGTACATGTAGCTTGCCATCAGACTTAGTGTGTGTAGAGATGCCATCAATAAAAGATGACAGGTACGTTTCTACAGCAGATAGTCTGCGCACCTTGGACAAGAAGTCCTCTGCCTCTGTCATACCTCTAGCACGTGCTACAGTTTCCAAAGCCTCAAGGTTAGTCTTGCTTGTCGTGAAGCCATTAGCAGATGCCCACTTAGCAGAAGGTGGCTTGAATTTTAATCCGGCCACAGTAGATAGATTGTCCAGATTATAACCACTAGCATTACATGCTTTACAATTATTGGTTCGTGCAAAAGGTGTTCCATCTTTCTTTACCTTTCTTATTTGACCAGTGCCGTGACACTCCCTGCACTGCTTTGCTTTAGTCTTGTACAGACGTTGTGTACCACCTGCGACTAAGCTACGGAAGTCTGCATCAGACATGTAAGGGTCAATAGCGTTACCCCAATAATCTTTGTCCAACACCTTGCGGCTGTAGATAACCCAGCTTAGTTGCTCAGGACTGTTGAGGTTGATAGGTGTATCACCCATAAGCCTACGAACATGTGAGCGTAAGTCCAACTCAAGTTCATCACGCTCTTTCTCGTACTCTGCACGAACAGCTTTCAAGCCCTCAATGTCTACAGTAAAGCCACGCTGGTACATCCTAGCAAGCGCAACACAAACCTCGTTAGTAAGCGTTACAGTACCCATCAAGCCAGCATCTTCTGCTGTGTTTAGCCTGTATATCAACCTGTCAGACAGTTGCTGTGTGGCATGCAGGTCAGCAGACAGGTACTCGCACAACTCATTGTACGGAATGTCACGTGTACTGTAGCCTTTAGCAAAGTACTCTTTGAGTGTGTCCTGTTTCTTGGTGTCCAGATTGTATCGTTCTGCACATGCCTCAAGCGACAAAGGCTCTTTGATGCCACGCTGTAGCACATACTCACCTAGCATAGTATCAAACACAGGCCCATCGTACTTGAAGCCAGACTCCCACAGCCATAGTAGGTCGTGTGCCGCATTGTGCATGATAAGAATGGTAGCCTCGTCCAAGAACCACTGCACACGGTCGTAGTAATCATCTTGGTTAGGCTCATCTGCGTGGTCAAATGGGAAGTGTTGCTCTACACCTTGGTCAGTCAGCACACCCACCATAGTCAATGAGTTCTGCGGCTCGAATGGGTCAAGGTGCATCTTGCCATCACGATGCGTGACAGTATTCTCTACGTCTAGTGTTACCTTCATGCTTCATACCTCGCTGTTCTGTAGTCCAGTTGTACTGGTATACGTCCATGCCAACCAGATAGTTTGTTCTTGGCTATATTCAAGTGACGTTCTGGACTTTCTTCTTCTTCACCTTCGACTGCGGCATTCTTACCAATCAGTATCATCAGGTCAGCCTCAGCCGCCTTACCAGTACGTGAGCCTTCCATCATAGACTGGTTGAGTGTAGTGCGTCCCTCTGCATCAGCACTTAGCTGTGACATGTAGAACACTGCACAGTCGTATACCTTCGCTATCTGTCTAGCATGAACAGCACATTCACGCAAGGCCAAATCTTCACGAGCGTGAGTACCAGACTTAAACTTGTCACCCATATCCAGTACAAGGATGTCAGGGTTAGCTGACTTGGCAATAGCTTCAACGTAGTTCATGTCACGGCTGATACATTCCTTGATGCGAATGTTATCGTACACCTCATGATACCTACGCATGGCTTCCTTCTGTACGTTAGGGTCTTTAACAATCTGGTCGATAGGCAGTCCAGATGCGGCAGACAAATACCTGTTGCCGACACGCTTAGATGATTCCTCGTTACACAAGATAATACATTTAGCACCCTGCCTCGCAAATCCATTTGGACCTGCAATCATACTGGCATGCCAAGATGTCTTGCCTGTGTTAGGACGTGCGCCTACCTCAATCAGGTGTCCACCACTTACTCCCTCTACCTTACGTACAAGAGGTGGAAGATTAAACTTCCAACGACTTTCAACGTCAGCTGCGGCAATCAATGACTCAAAGCTGATGTCATCCCACTCAACATTCATGGTAGGAATAAAGTCATCTCCGTACTGCTCAAGTAGGTTACGCAAGTTCTCCAGCGTACCAGCCGTGCCATTAATCATGTCCACGCCAATGCTGGCTACCTCATTACCTACGACCTGTTGAAATAGCTTGGACAACACTTCACCAGCAATGTCACTACCCAATGGCTGTTCTGATTTAATCTTACGGAACAGGTCAGAGTATGCCTGTTTCTGTGCTGTAGTCATAGTCGGGTTATCCGACATAAACAACGCTTCAATCTCATCGGGTGTAACAGAACGATTGTATCTGTCCATGGCCGAATCAATAGAACGCTTAATCTTGCGCACATCTGCGCTGAATAGCTTGTCAGGGCAACGACCGCCACGATGGTCTTCGTAGAAGTCAGAGTCCATCAAGCTACGTACTAATGCTAGTTCCATGTTGTTATACTCCTATGTGGGCTAGGTTTTCAAAGTCGGTTGGGTTACGGTACTTCAAGTCATCGGTTAGCTTTACCACTTTCACGTTGTCTACATACGAGCGTAGTTCCTTCACGAAAGATATACCTTTGACCAATGCATCGGGGTCTAATGCAATTATTGCTGTCGAGAACCGTGACAGATACTGCTTGGTTGTATCAGAAAGAGACGTACCCAACACGGCAACCCCACACCATACGTCGTTTCCTACTGACGCAGCACTGACACAGTCCTCGACAACTACAGCCACCTTACCATGTCCAGACACGTAAGGCAAGCTACTTTTTCCATATCTTTTCCATTTTGGAAGTCGATTACCAATAGCACGTCCGATTGCATCAACAACCTTGCCATCATGTACGATGGGGAACACAACTCTGTCCTCTTTCACATCGTGCATCAAGCCTAGCTTGTCTTCATCAAGATGCCATTTGGCACACCAGATAAGGAATTCTCTTGTGTTCCTGTGCGGAACAACGTAACTCGGCATTTCAAATGCCTCTTCTGCAAACTGCTGGACATCAGAGAAGTACGAAACTATGTCGGTGTTACTCATACCTACACGCTTTGTACCACTCAAGTTGCACGATGCCTTGTAACAGTTCCACAGCATATTACCCATGTTGTTGGTCACTGTAAATGTATTGTAACCGCCACAATTAGGACAGTTCATACGTTTAGTATGACCAGAAGGTAATTCTATATCACTTATAATGTTATGTATATCATACATGTATATACACCTTTCTGTGAATCACTTGTGAGTGTTTTTAACATGAATTTCACGGGCGGTCAATGCACTATTTGCACTTGTGAACGTATTTTTCATGTATGGTTTGACTGATTGAGGGTTACTATGTCCTGTAACCGACATAATTTGTGCCATAGAGACACCTGCCTCTACCATTTGTGTTGTACCAGTTCTTCGTAAGTCCATTAGCCGCAGTTCATCCGACAGCCCAGCGTCACGCATGACCTGACGACCTGCCTTGGACAGACGCTCAATACTGTATGGGTGATACTCACCGCCTACAGGCGTAGGACGTGGTGCAACATAGGTTTGAAAGCCGAAGTCATCCTTCTGTGCAATCAACATCTGTGTCAAGTCCTCGCTGATAGGAAGCGTGACCTCTGCCCTGCGCTTGCTCTGCTCCAAGTACAGCTTGCCATCATCCAAGTCTAGGTCATCCCACGTGAGTAGACGCATGTCACCAAGCCTCTGACACCACTCGTATGCCATCTGTACGATAAGACCAATGCTTCTCGTAGCAAAGTCGGCATAAGCAGTGTCAAGAAACTTGACCACATCATCCTCAGTCCAAACAACCTTGCGTTGAATAGGTGTTTTCCTACGGACATTTGCAAACGGATTTATTTGGGCGTATTCCATGTCAATAGCGTACCTGTATATCAAAGATGACACAGTGCAGACATGATTGGCAAAGGTGATACCACGCTTTACCCATTCTTCATACGCATGTTTGGCTTGCCTACTGGTCAGTTCATTGTAGGGTAAATCGCCAAACTCAGCGACCAGTATGCCAAGAAAGTATCTGTAGTCACGTTGGCTACGCTCTCTTAACATACTGAAATCATTAGAAGAAAAGTACTTATCTACTAAGTCGCTGACGGTTTTCATATCAGGCAGCGTTAGCTAGTTTCTTGAACGGCTTGCTTTCAATCCACTGCGCAACCTCTTGCTCACGACTGAACATGGACACAGCTTCAGTGTCATTGCCTGTGTTACGTAGTGTGAAACCATTGCGGCTATCAGCATAGCTGGCATAGTTAGTGAATGCACTGTAAACTGACCATAGGTTGTGTCCACGCACATGCACCTCTTGCTGATACAATCGCCACATCTTGTCTGCCTTACGCTCAGACGAGAACAGTTTATCCAGCATGGCCTTCACGTTAGGTGCTTGCACCTTGTGGCTTGCCCACTCCTGTAGCTGTTGAGTGCGGTCATAGAAGTGTTGGGTTGAGTTGGACAGGTCACGAATAAATCTGTCCATGTTGAAACCCGAAGTGTTCTTTCTGCGAACCTTGTCATGGTCTCCACGAATCATGCCGTTGGTACAGAAGAAATCAATTGCACCAAAGAACACCTGATTAGAACAGCTACCATCAATGCCATGTAGGGCAATGATACGCTGTGCTACACGTGTTGTATGAGTATCTGTGACAATGTTAGCAGTCACATTAGGCAAGGTCATGTCAAGCATAGCCCATGCACCGTTACGTGCATCACGCCAGCGTATGTTCATGTCAGCGCAGTCATCCTCGCCCAAGTGTTCAGTGACAGCTTGATGCACACCTTCAAAGAACTCACCATGTGATACACAGTTGAAGTCATTACCCACCACGCCCAGATACTCGTCTGTATCTGCGTTGATGACATACTTCTTGTCCTTGAATTTGGTAGGCTCAAAGTCCACCTTGAAGTTGATATTATCTGGCACGAAATCATCGGCAGTCAGTACTAAATCTAATGGCATTATCTTTCTCCTCTCAGTTGTTCCATACGAAGTCTTGCTCTAATCCAGTAAGGTACTGGTCGTCTCTTGTAGTCCAAAAACTCACGCTTGTCAGCGAAGTAAAACAGCCTGTAGCTACGGACAGGCCATTGCGTACCATCTTTCAGGCTTACATGCTCACTGAAGCACTCAGGATGCGGTGTAAGCACCCCTCTAGGTATGAACTGCTCACCTTCTTCCAGCTTGTCTATCAGGCGAGAAGAGGCATGCACTTTGTCATACCTGTATGTGTACTCAGCAAGCATAGCTTTGAACAGGTCAAGTGCAAACCTGTAGTTAGTGCTTGTATGCCTAGCCCAGATGGTGCAAGGATGATTAGTATGTACTTGTCTATACAAGTCAGCAGTCTCTAGCCAATCCTTGGGTGCGTGTATGTGCATAGCAGTACACAACATCTGCGCTTCTTCCAGAGGCATCTTGACCACGTGCTTGTTGCACAGGGACATTGCGATAGACTCTGGTGTTTTGTCGATGATAAATCTATTCATCACCACAATCTCCTATATTCGTCTGTGTTTGTGTACGCTTGGTTAGCTTCATCAAACCACACCTCATAGGCAGTGCAGTACCATTTCTGGTCATACTCACCGAACCAAAAGTTCAAGTCATACGTTTTGTAGTCACAGTTCTTACCTGCACTCAGAGGCACATCAATAACCTGCTCCCACGTGTCTAGTTCCCCAGACTCACGTATGTCAGGGAAGTGATACAGAGAATAGCAAAGCAGATAGCCTTGCGCAAACTCTGGTATGTGTAAGTCACCTGTATCTTTTTCAATCCAATCAACCGTCATCCTGCTCTCCATAGCATATATAGTAGTATAACTACTGCTGTCAATAAAATCAACATTTCTTCGTTAGTCATTATGTGTCTCCATATACCATTGTTTGTATGTCTTGTATGCCAGCAGCCTATAGGCATACAGGTCTGCGCTTTCCCAATCTGCTATGGGGTCAATGCCCTCGTCAAAGATTGTTTCCATCTCACTGTCCAGCATGACCATCAATGCGTTGGCCTGTTCTGGTGGCAGGACTAAAGGTTTAGTGGTTTTCTTGCTCATATATCGTACTCCTTCACATACTCAAATTCAATCCTGTGATTAGGATAAAGTGCTTGTGTCATCTCAAGTGCATGCTCAATAGCATTGTCATACTTGCTGTCCTCAAGTGTCTGAGGGTGGACATTTACATGCCCACGCTCTGACCCGATTTTCAATCCGACTTGCCAATACATTAGGCTACCGCCTTTCTTCCACGCTTGCCACGAGCAAGGTCACGCAGATTGTCGATAGTGACACTGCCAATCTCGACAGTCACAGGTCTATCCTTATTCTTCCTACGCACAGCCTTGCCTAATTCCTTGTGCATAGCATCCAAGAAAATGCCAGCAACAGCTTCTGTTGTGTACTGTAAGTAACCACCGCAGTCATCCTTTGCTTCACGAGCATACTCAAGTGCAAGGTCATAGAACTTGTAGCGACCTAGCTTAACGCCATGATACTGCTGATACAATGCTTCTACTTTAGACAGTTTCTTCTCAATCTCAGGCGATGCAAGCACCTGACCTGTCTTACCTGTTGAACGCTGGTGGAAAGTAATAGTTTGGATAGTCATAATCAAGTCTCCTTATACATAGGGTTGTTGGGATAGTCCGACATCGGACTTGTTGGGGTTATCGTGCCAGTCACCCATTACATACTTAGCACGATTGATGTACTGCCTAGCCCTGTCATGCAAGCCCATAGCAATACACTCTTGAGCGTCTGACAGTATGGACATAGCAAGCATGTAATGTCCACCCATCATCGGCATCAAATCTTCTTCAATCATGTCGTCTAGGTCAGCCCTAGTACAACCATACATAACAATCTCTTTATCACGCATACATCTTCTCCTGCATTACACGTTTTGCTTTACGCATAGCTTTGCGGTCACGCTTCCAATCATCACGCTTCACACCTGTAGCTTTGCGTTTAATCCGAATCTTTTGAAAGGTCACTGTTTCTTGTTTCCGCATTGAACTTCTCCTTGTGCTTCTTACGATTATACTTCTTCTTGTCAGGGACTACCTGAGTACGCTTACGGCTTTGCAATAACGCCTTAGCGATTGGATTAACCTTGCGTATCATGTGAATCTCCTTAGTCCGACATCGGACTTGTCTAGTATATCTAAATGAATAAAACACTTTCACAAATAGTTCAAGTGTTTTTTCATATAAGATATACATAAGTGTTAGTAATACTTACTGGCTTTCCAGCCATCATAGTGACTGTCCTCAATGATGCGTACAATCTCATCATCACTGATGTTGCCATAGTATGACCTGAGCATGGTTGCAACAGCCTCAGGATAATCCTGTACAGCAAACTCCAAAGCGTTTGAGCCGTAGTAGTAATCATCATCATAAAAGTCTGGCAACTCTTTTGGGTCACGCACCACAGGCAAGTTAGCAAACCTGTGAGCATTAGACAGCAACGCCTCTCTGAGATTCATAAGATGTGTAACATCTTGATACTCTTGTTTGCTGTGCTGTTTGTAGTAACCGACAGACAGATTCGTACACTCAGGAATGATGCCTGTATAGTTGGCTGTGTCAGTGAAACTGCCGCCTGTATCCAAGCAATAGCCCATGCCCAGCACACCAGCAATAGCATCACCGAAATCGTCTGATGCACAACGCTGTCCACCCTGATGGGTGATAACACTGTCAACACCATATCTGTCAAAGGCAATAGCCATGTCATAGTCTTTGAGCGTAGACTGTTTGTGTGTCCTGATGTAATCAGAACCCAAGCCGCCAATCTCCTCAGAGCGATGGAAAATATACAAGCCCTCGACATTGTGCTTCATCATCTCAAGCATCAGCCACACACCAGTGCCACAGTCAGCACCCAAGCACATGTCATCTGTCTTGAAGATGCGTGTCGGATTGTGTCGGTCATCCAGATACACAGTCTGACGCTCAGGGTCACTCAGTGCATGCACAGTGTCGGTATGACACGACCAGATGACACGGCTTGTCCCAATACGCTTGTACAGGTTGCCATAGCCATCCACCTTGTCTGTCACAGGCTCAATGTGCTTGGCAATCATAGCCTTCTCACCTTGTGAGCCAGACGAGCGACAGTATCGCAAAATGTCATACAAATTATTCAGTTGTTTCATATCCACAATCCTCACGAAAGTTTTGGTACATATCCTCAAAAAAGTTCTGGATGTAATCA